TCACCTGTTGATTGTTCCACGATTAATGGTTTTACATCACCGATCGTTGACTCAATTAATTGATAAAATCTTTTCTTATATTCATTAATTGTTCTCATAGTATTTTGTTTAATTATAAATATAAACAATCCGAAAAAAATGTGGTAGAGGGGTTATATAAATTATAATTGTATTACTAATCATTTTTCATTAATGATTCTAATTGGTCAAAATTGGTACAACTTTCAGGATCCCAACCATTTTCTCTAACATACGGGTTTTCATACATATCATCCATAAATATAACTGATATTGGTTTAATATCAGGAATGTATCAATTAGAACCAAAAGTTTTAGGGACGATAACTAAAAATACTATAATTTTATTATTCACCGTATATATCTTTAGGTTTGAGACATTTTTCTTTTATTAATTTTTCTACAAAAGAAAACATCTTTAAACCATTTTGTTCACAATAATCTTTTAAAATTTTATGAGTCATAGGGGTAATTTTTAAATTCTTATCTCTTTTCATACCATATAAATATGTAAGTATGACAAAAGTAATATAAAAATCATACTAAATTTGTGTTATACAACACAAAAAATATTTTTTCTAAAAAATCAATATATTTATATTTAAAGAAATTAATAAATAATAAGATAAAAAATAAATTAAATTAAATGGCATCAACAGACAGAATTTTTGTGAGTCCTGGAGTTTTTACTTCAGAAAAAGACTTAACATTTGTAACTAGACAGGTTGGGGTTACTACGTTAGGATTATTAGGTGAAACACCTAAAGGTCCAGCGTTTGAACCAGTTTTCATATCTAATTACGATGAATTCATTAGTTATTTTGGTGGGTTAAATCCCGAAAAATTCAAAGCTAGTGGGTTCAATAAATATGAATTAAATTACATTGCAAAATCATTCCTAACACAAACTAATCAATTATACGTTAGTAGAATTTTAGGTTTATCGGGATATAAGGCAGGAAATGCATGGTCAATCACATTAGATTCTTCTGCAGATCCTTCTACTACAGGTATTACAAATACTACATCGTATGGTGTTTTAATGACATATTCTGCAACTACTGCGGGATTACCAGTAACTATTACTTTTAATGACCCTAATTTAACTGCTTTATATAATGATAACCAAATTAATGGATTCTTTTCGAATATAGGGTTATTAAATACAGGTGATACAATAAATGTAACTACACCTTATTATGTAAAAACAGGATGTAATTTTAGTGGGGCAACATTTGATTTAGAAGTTATTTCAGAAGGTAATGCATCAGCAGGATTTGTAACAGGTACTACAAGTGGTACAGTTGTTAGTTATACGGCTAGTTGTTATACAGATATAGATGGTAGTGTTATCGCTACTTTAAGATCTAGAGGATTCTACGATGGATTAGAAAATTTAACATATTATGTAACGGGAGTAACTGATACATTAATGACAAATACTTCCAATTTACCATCAAATGCATTGGCTTCATTTAATATATCTGGTGTTACATACAATGGAGATAACTTCAATTATGAGGTTTCTATGGACAAAACTAAAAAGAATTTCTTACCTAGAGTATTTGGGCAATCTACACAAGATAAAGAGACTGAATTATGGGTTGAGGAGATTTATAATAATGTTTTAGAAGATTTAATTAGTGCTAACAAAGTAAGAGGTTTGGATGTATCATTCGTTAACATCGATTATACAATCACAAATAACTTAAATAATTATTTAGAAAGTTGGAAAACTGCTGCATCACCTTGGGTTCTTTCAGAAGTAAAAGGTGTTGGTGTAGGTTCTACATTACAAAGATTATTTAGATTAGTAACAATATCTGATGGTAATACGGCGAATCAAGACGTTAAATTTTCAATTTTAAATATTCAACCAGATAACAAAACTTTTGATTTAATTGTTAGAAAATTTAATGATACAGATGCTAATCCTAGTGTTGTCGAGAAATTCTCTTCACTTTCTATGGATAGTGCTTCTATTGGATTTATTGCTAGAAAAATTGGTACAACAGATGGTGAATTTCCATTAAGAAGTAAATATATAATGGTAGAATTGTGGGATGGAAATGATCCAGATTTGGCTAACCATTTTCCAGCAGGTTTTGAGGGTGTTTTAAATAGAACTTATATTGGTTCTAATAGAACTGCTTTACCACCAAAAATCGAATATAAAACTAAATATTCTGATTTCAATACATCTAAATTAAGAAAAACATATTTAGGTTTAAATAGTGATATTGGGGTAGATCAAGACTTCTTTGATTATAAAGGTTTAAATGCAGTTAATGATGGTGTTTATACTGGAAAAACAGATGGTTTCCATTTAGATGTTAATGCTACTAACTCTTTAATAGATTTAGGTGATCAAAGTTATATCCCAACATTACAGGTAGGTATTTCAGCTTTTACAACTGACGCATCTTTAATCGGTGGTCCTTATGAAAAAGTGGCAGCAAGAAAATTCACTTTTGCACCTTTTGGTGGATGGGATGGTTGGGATGAGTATAGAACTAAAAGAACTAACGGAGATTCTTATACTAAGAATGGGACTAAAGGTTCATTAGGTTTAACTAAAGGGATATTTAATACATTTATCACCTCTGAAGGTGATGATGGAATTACTTCTGACTATTACGCATATTTAAATGGTATTTATACTTATAATAATCCTGAAGCGGTAAATATAAATGTATTTGCTACACCAGGTATAGATTTAAGAGACAATATCAGTTTGATTGAAAATGCGGTTGATATGGTTGAAACTGATAGAGCAGATTCACTTTATATTATTACAACACCTGATGTTGACGTAGATGGTGTAGCATTAACTCCAGGTGAAGCAGTCGATATCATTGAGGATTCTGGAATCGATTCTAACTATTCTGCCACATATTGGCCTTGGTTACAAATGAATGACACAGAAAACAATAGATACGTATGGTTACCACCAACAGTAGAAGTTGTAAGAAACATCGCATTAACTGATAACGTAGCATTCCCTTGGTTCGCAGCGGCAGGTTTAAATAGAGGTACAACTACGGCAATTAAAGCTAGAGTTAAACTTAAATTAGATGATAGAGATGATCTTTATGAAGGAAGAATTAATCCTATGGCAACATTCTCAGATGTAGGTGTAGTTATATTTGGTAACAAAACATTACAAGTTAGAGAAAGTGCTCTTAATAGAATTAATGTTAGAAGATTGTTACTACAGGCTAGAAAACTTATATCGGCAGTTTCTATCAGACTACTATTTGAACAAAATGACGATGTAGTAAGAAATCAATTCCTAAGTTTAGTTAACCCAATATTAGATAATATTAGAAAAGAAAGAGGTTTAACTGACTTTAGAGTAACATTAGATGATACTCCAGAATCAATAGATAGAAATGAATTAAATGGTAGAATATTTATTAAACCAACAAGATCTTTAGAATATATTTCGATAGAATTTAATATTACTAACACAGGAGCAAGTTTTGATGATATTTAATTAATAAATAATAACAATAAATTGGGGGGGGTAAATCCCCCAATAAATAAATTAAAATAAAAAGAGATGAAAATTAGAAAAAACGGAAAAACGATTACTTTATCTGAATCAGATATGAGAAGAATTGTAAAAAAACTTTTAAGAGAAAGTGTTGACCCAGAAACTGCGGTTCTTGATTGTATTAAAGAAAATACAACTTTAACAGATTTGACTGAAATACCTGAAGCGTGTGTAACAATGATTGTTGATAAAGATGTTACTAAAGCATTAGAATGTGGAACGAGTATGAATCCAAAAACGGCAAAAATAATTCTTAGTAAAATAGAACCTATTTCTAGATGTGTTGCTGGTAAAATGGGCGGTTCAGATGGAGATAGAGTTAAAGTACCTGGAACTACTGGAGGTTCATATTAAATAAAAAAAATTAAAATAAATTATAAAGATGAAAAGAAGATTAGTTAGATTAACTGAGTCAGATTTGACTCGAATAGTTCGAAGAGTTATCAAAGAAGAAGACGAAACCGCTCAAGCTGATGAAGTGGTGAAAGATGTTGATGTTGCACAATACTGTTCAGCTAAAGGAGTACCAGGTTGGGTTACAAAAACATTAAACGCTTTACCTGCCGACAAAAAAGAAGAGGCGATAGAGTTTATCAAAAATTTTGGAAATGCAGTTAGTGGTAAAAGTGTTAAAGAATTAATTAATCTTAGAAGAGAAATTAAACAACAAAAACAAAAAGCAGAATCTGCAGGAGCAATAAATGAAAATTTGGCCCCTATAATTATTGCAGGTGTTTCTATTTCTGCAAGTGTATTAATTGCAATCGCAGCGATTTTATTGATAATTATAATATTTTTAATTGTTAAAAAATCAAGTGGAAAAAAATACGGTTGTGGTGGTCCAGGTTGGTGGAATGATTTATAAAAAACAATAATTATGAATAATTTACTAAAAAAAATTAAAATAAATTATAAAGATGAAAAGAAGAGTAGTTAGATTAACTGAATCTGATTTAAGAAGAATAGTTAAAAGAGTAATTAAAGAAGATATGGGTGGCATGGATGATGTACACCCAAGATTTGGAAATTTAAATTTATCTGATTATAGTCGAGATGAATTAATGGGTATGAATGACGAAGGGGAATTAAGTAGAGGTGAAGTAATTGAGCTAATTGCTGACTTTTTAGAACAAAATGTTTTACCTGAATTAGATCCTACTGAAGTAAGTATTTTACAATCTAAAGTAGATTCTTCTAATGCTAGTAATTTAGCGGAAAGATATCTTAGAGAAAATGAAGATTTACCTAGAAATATGGGTGGTAGGAACGCAGAATATATGGAAAAGGCAATGATGGGTGGAGGAGCAGGTTTAGCTTTAACAGGTGCAGTATCCGCTTTAGGTTCTTTTATGGGTTGGTCAGAATTTTTGTTAACTCAAAAAATTCATCAGTATGTAGATTCGTTAGGTCTAGGTAACTATGCTGGTCCAATATCAGTTGCAATGGTTGCTGCAGGTTTAGCTTTAGTGTTAGGTGGAAGAAACATGAAATACAGAAGAACAGGAATATAATAAAAAACCCCTATTTTTTAGGGGTTTTTCTTTGTTCTTTGTATGATTCTAATATTTTAATTATTTCATCTACCTCAACTTTATCTTTGTCACTTACCATTTTCCAGTTTTTTTTCTCATAAAGGTATTTCCAAAAAATAAAAAAATGTGACAATATTATTAAAGATAAAGTAAATAAATTTATTTTACATATTATAAAATAAGGTATCAATAAAAATAATAATGTTATAATAAAATTAAAATTTTTTGAATTAGATAAAGACAAAAATTTATAATTTAAAATTACTCTTCTAAGTTTGGAATCAGAAACATTTTTATAAAGTTCTGCCTCTTTTTGTATTTTAGTCATAAGATTTATGTTATACAAATATATAATTATATTTTTAATAAACAAAATTTTTAACAAAAATTTTAAATTTTTTAAAACCCAATTTAAAGTTGGGTTTTTTATTTTATTTAAATATTTATAAATATGAATAGATTATTTTCAGAAAAAGAAATTAAAAAAATTAAAGAATTTATTTATAAAAAACCTTTAAATGAACAGCGATGGTTGGATGATGTTATTGATTCTGCCAAAAATTTAGATACTAGTAAAAATATTTTTAAGAATATACCTGATATAAAAATTAATTTAAAAGGTGCTGGTAAAAGTTTTAATGATTTTATAGACTTAGGAAATTTAATTTTTAAAAAATTAGAAATAGAATCACTAATAACTAAATCAGAATTTACTACATTTAGGAAAAACTGGGATGATACTATTAAAGATTTAACTTTAAAAAATATAAAGACAAAAGATATTTCTGGAACCGATTTAATTAATTTTGTGAAAGGAAAAGAATTATCTGGTGAAAATTTAAAAAAAATAAACACTGATGATTTAGAATATCTTGTTAGTTTACAAGTATTAAATAGGCAAATGATTACTAAAATAGATGATATCGAAAGTAATTTTAACAAATTATTCGCAGAAAAATTAAATGAATATATTAGAATTAATGGTGAAGAAGGTTTTAAACAATTAAAAAGTGATTTAGGATCAGGTAAAAAAACTTCGGAAGAAGTTTGGCAGATTTTGAAAAACCCAACAAAAAAAGAAAAGGATTTACCTAAAAGTGAAATCCCTAAAAATGATCCTCAACAAATTGTGGGACTTAAATTATCAGATATCCCAAAAGATGAATATGACATTATAGACGCTTCTTTTAAAAAATATGGTTTTGATAAAGATTGGGGGTTTGATCCAGATACAGGAGAACCAATTTATGTGACATTACAAATAAATGGACAAAATGTAAAATTTTCTTTAAACAAACAAGGACCAGAAGAGCTAGATTTTATAAAAATAAGAGATGATAAATTAGAAGATTTATACAGATCTGAATTCGATAAGACTTTTGAAAACATGGAATGGTATCAAATACCATCTATAATGGATTGGATTAAAAATCAAAAAATATTAAAAGATCCAAATTTAAGAAGTAAATATTTAAAAAGATATGATGTTCCATTTGGTGTAAAAATGTATGTAAATGATATAAATGGTAATTTTGGGCAATGGGTTATAGTTAACCCAACCGCAATTGCTGATTATAGGAAACCAAAAAATTTAGAAGATTTAAAAAATAGTATATTTCATGTAATTTATCATGAATTAACTCATGTTTTACAAAATAATCAAACTAGTATACATGGTAATTACACATATAAATCGGGTTATTTTAAAGATGGTAATGAAGCTTGGGGTTATTTAACTGGTAAAAGAGAAATGTCACCGACTAAAGAAATAGAAATTGATGATTTTGATTTTTGGGTGTGGCAAAGAGACGATATAAACAATTTGGAATCTGAAGTTAGAAAATTTGGTGCGGAAAAAAATATAGATACCAGTAAAGACTATACATGGATAGAAGATTTTAAAACATGGGCAAAAGATAATAAAATTGTTCCTGAAAAATATATTAAAAAAGTTACCAAAAAAGTTGTTACATCTAAATTTAATACAAATTTATTTGGTGATGATGTTAAAGTTAAAGCTATAAAACTTTCTTTAGATGACTGGTCAAATTTTAACGATGAATATAAAAAAATAAAACAAAAAACTGATAATTTAGATGATGCTAAATTTTTAAAGTTTATTGAGAATAACTTAAACATTAGAGAGATAGAAAGAATTGTTATGGACGCATCTAAAGAATTAAGTTATTGGTCTCATGTTCAGGAAATTGAGGCTGAATTTACTGCCAGTATTAAAAATATATTAGAATTAGGTACATTAGAAAAAAATAAAGGATTTGCCACATTTTTAGTAGACTATTTAAGGGGTACAGATAAATCACAAAAATTAGTGGACATTGATCTACAAAGAATCAAAAATTCTATAAATATAGAAGAACCTAAACCTAGAGATTTAAATAATTTAGAAAAAATAAAAGAATTTTTTAAAAAATACATAGATAAATTTTTAAATAAAAATATTACTGATGAGGTAAAATTAGAAAAAGAAATATCGAGTGTAGATAGTTGGGTTAATAATATACCTAAAGATTTTTTTGAAGTACTGGGTAAATTAGAAAGAAAATGGAAAAAAATATATCCAGAACAAGCAAAAAAAATGGAAAAGGGTTTATATAGACAGGCATATAATTTAATTTCTAGTGGATTTCCTGCATTGTTACCATTTATTGCTAGTGGTTTATCAGATGATGAAACAGAAGAAACTAAAAACGAATCAATTATCTATAAAAAAAGTTATTTAACAGAGTCATTGAAAAAAACTTATTCTTTTGATTGGGATGATAATATATTAAAAATGCCAACAAGAATTCATTTAGATTACAAGGTAGGTGGGATATATTGGGTACCAGTTTCAGTATCAACGGAACAATTTAGATCTATTAGACATAAATTAGGTTCGGAATTTAGATATAAAAATGATAATATAAATGATGCATTTAAAGATTTTAGAAATTATGATTCTTTTATTAAAGACGTTAATTACGCATTAGATAGAAGAGATTATGCACCTAGTTTTAATGATTTTAAAGAAGCGTTAATTAATGGTGAAGATTTTTCTATTATAACTGCCAGATCGAATTCACCTAAATCTTTAATAGATGGTATTAAAATAATTATAGATAAAAATTTTTCATATGGCAATAAAAAACAAATGGAAAAAAATCTTAAAGGTATATCTATAGAAGAATATCTTAGTTTACAAGATTATCATCCAGTTTCATCAAAAGAATTTTTAGATAATTTTAATTTAGATACTACTGAAAGTAAACCTGAAAAAGGAAAAGAGGTTGCGTTCGAAAACTTTGTTGATAGGGTAGTAAAACAAATAGACGGTATAATAGATAATCCTAATTTTGAGGGTATTAGTGTTGGTTATAGTGATGATGATTTAAGTAATTTAGAAATAATTGAGAATTTAATTAGAGAAAAATTAATTATAAAATACCCAAATATACAATTTAATATATTTGATACCTCTGACCCAAATAACCCTAAAAAGAAAAGAATTATTATTAAAAAATAAATTTTTTTAAAAATACAATATTTATATAATAAATAATACAACTAATAAAAAAAATTAAAAAAAAATTAAGATGGCTGATTTATTAATGAGAATGCCTGTTCCTTACGAACCACTAAGAAAGAATAGGTTTATTTTGAGATTTCCAGATGAATTGGGGATTCAAGAATGGTGGGTATCTACAACTAGCCGACCAAAATATACGAGTTCAGAGGTGGAGATACCTTTTTTAAATACTTCTACATATGTAATAGGTAGATTTAACTGGGAATCAATCTCTGTGACATTTAGAGATCCAATCGGACCTTCCGCTACACAAGCGTTAATGGAATGGATTCGTTTACACTCTGAATCAGTAACAGGTAGACAAGGTTATGCTGCAGGTTACAAAAAAGATGTAGAATTGGAAATGTTGGACCCAACAGGTGTAGTAGTTCAAAAATGGATATTACAAAGTACTCAGTTAAATGATGTGGACTTTGGTTCATTAGATTACTCTTCTTCTGATTTGGCAGATATTACGGCAACGCTTCGTTTTGATAGAGCGATTAACGTATTCTAAAATATTTTAAAAAGAATTATAATTAATCCCATCATTAGGTGGGATTTTTTATTTTTATCTAATATTTATTTATTAGAATAATTGTATATAATAAAAAAAATATGAGAAATAGAATTTTAAATTTAAATGAAGAAATAAGAAGAATTAAATCTTTATTTACTGAAGAAAGAATGTATGGAAATCTTAATGAAGATGATCCTGGTTGTCAATGTGATGATGAAACCAAAGAAAAATATGGTAAATATGATCCACAAACTAATCAATGTGACCCAAAATTATGTGAATCTGATAAAGATGAAGAGGGTGATGGTGGTACGACAGATAAAAAAGATGATAAAACCACTATGATACCTAAAGGTTTTGTAGAATTAACAGATGATAAGAAAAAAGAGATAGAGGGTGATGAGGCAGACTCATTAGATTTTTATGAAACTAAGGATATAAACGGAAAAAAATATATTAAACGAATGTCTTTTGAAAAAATCAAAATGAAAGTTGGTTATGTTGATAAACCTAAACCAGGTAGAGATTTAGACTATGTAAAAAGATTTATCAAAGATGATAAAGGTGTACCTGTTGAAATTTTTATAAGTAAAGATGCAGAATTGAACTTTTTATCTAAAAAAGAAGGGAAGGGTATAAGAAAAGATATTAAACAAGATGTTAAAAATGATAAAGACGTAATAGATGATAATATAGATAGTTGTAAAGAACATCTTAAAGCAATGTATAAAGCATGGTTAAAAGGTGCTGGTCCTGGTGATTTAGAAGAATATGGATTTGAGACTGACGCTTATAAATCAGTAGAAAGATGTATGGCTAATTTTTATAATCGATTTGAGAAGAATGAAGATATTCTAAGAATGGTTAGAGAATTACAAGATACAAATGATGATGAAGGTAATCCTTTAATAGGTGATTATAAAACAGGTGAAGGTAAAGTATCTAAAGGAGTTGAGGGGGAGAAATATATAGTTAAAAATGATAGGGGTACTAAATTAGGGGTAATTAAAAAAATAACTGGAAATCAATATAAATTTAATGGGGTAAGAGGTATGACATTCATACAGAAAAAAGGTGATAGACTTATATTTAGAAATAATATTTTAACACAAATATTTAAAACTCTTAATTTAGATGTCGATAAAAATAAAATTTCTATTATGAAAGGTGATGAAAATAATTGCATATTTAGAGTTCAATAAATAATGAAAAAAAAAATTTTTATAACTGAAAATCAGTATAAAAGGATTTTTTTAAATGAAAGTGATCCACCAAAGTATACTGTCAAACAAATAGGATATACTCCTGTGTGGAATAAGCATTTATTATTATATACACATCCAGCTTATTATGACTATTTAG